TCCAGCTTGGCTTCAGGTGCGAGTTCAGAGCCGTTAACCCCTGATGGTAGGAAGGATGGCATCATCAAATAATCCGTTTCACTATCCTGTTTTTGTTTTCATCTGTACCAGATCGTACTTTCATACCCAGAGACTTCGCCGCCACTCTGATTGAGTGATAGACGTAACCCTTGGGGTCTTCTCTCTGGGTCAACACAAAGCTGTCCCCAATCTCCATGTCCTTCAAAAGCGTTTGCCATTTACCTGCACCCTTGGTGGGGTGAGGCGGCAGCTCGAGGTTCTTTTCAATTGTTTTCATAGCCGTTGTTTGTATTGGAAAGTCGCATTCTCTATGACCTTGATTCAGGGTGCAACCAAAAAGTAAAAAAAATTGTTGCAAGCTATTGTGACATCCAGTAACGTCCATAGCCGTAGAGAGAAGAAGTGAGATTGGAATGGAAGAGCGGATTAAGAATCTAGCTTTGCAACTGCATGGCGCGAAAGAAAAGAAGCAAGAGGTTGAGCGACATATCAAGTCGGTTGAACGCGAGCTCCTGGACCAGAAAGAAGTGAGTCAACTTCTACTCCCCCTGAACAATGAGGGCGGCGAAAGAACCCAAGACGGCATAACTGTTGAGATCAAGCGTGAACACGTTTGGGATCAAAGCATGTTGGATAAAGTTCTGGAGTCAATGCCACGAGAAACGTGGCCCTCGTTTGTAACCCAAGTTACGAATTACAAGGTAGACATGCGCGGCTTTACTGCGTGGGCTATGGCTCACCCAGAAGAAGCTGCGCGTTGGCATGCCTGTCATTCGATCAAGCTTGGGAAAGAGCGGGTCAAGGCAATTGACCCAGATAAACTTAACCAACCAGAAGAGGAGGTGTGACCTTGAGTTTACTAAACCAAGTAACCACCCATCGGGAGATCAATCCTGATGTCGCCATGCCCCCTGTACGGATGAACATCCAAGGTACAGATGGTATTGGTAAGTCCACGTTTGGAGCAAATGCTCCTGACTCAATCTTCATTCAAGCAGAGGACGGTCTGTCGTTCATCAACGCTGCACGGTTTCCCCAGGCGAACACTTGGGAAGAGATCATGGAGCAGGTGAGAACGCTGGCCATGGAAGAGCATGCGTACAAGACAGTAGTCTTGGATACAACGGATGCTGCAGCCAAGCTTGGTGAAGCGAATGTCTGTGAGAAGAACGGTTGGTCATCAGCGGCAGACCCCAAAGCAGGATACGGTGCGTTTTACGTTGCCGAAGAGAACGCTTGGTTGAACCTGTTGAATGGCCTCAACGTTTGTTTCCAGCAGCGTGGCATGAATGTGATTCTGTTGAGTCACGTTGCATCGAAGGCGTACAAGGATCCAGAACTGGAACCTTATGATCGCTGGGAGATGCGATGCAACAAGAAGGTGAATGCCCTGATCAAAGATTGGGTTGACTTCAACTTGTTCGCAAACTATGAGACCACCCTGATCAAGGATGGCGCGAAGGCGCGTGGTGTCAGCTACGGTAACCGAGGTTTATTTACCAAGTTTGCTGCAGCGTATGACGCGAAGTCTCGACTTGATCTTCCATCGAAGATTGATTTTTCTTGGCAAGCTTTTGCAGATGCTTATGGCGCTGCACTGGGTTTGCCAGCAAACAATAACGAAGCCGCGTAGGAGGATCTATGGGTCTACTAGACCAAGGCATTGATGTCAGCAACATTCAAGTTGGTGGCAACGATAACACCCCTTTTCCTGAAGGGGATTACACTTTGGCTGCGGCTCTTTACGAAGAGACAATGTCAAAAGCTGGCAACGAGATGATCAAGATTGAGTTCAACGTTGTCGGCCCCACACATGCTGGCCGTAAGGTTTGGGACTACTTTGTTCTGAACCAGCAGGTTGGTTTGTCACGATTGAAGTCGTTCGTTGGCGCTACGGGCCAAGACGCTTCTCAGGTTCTCAACACTGACATGCTGAGATCAGCGATGGGTAAGCAGTTCACTGCGTCCATCAAGGTCGAAGCTGGTTCGGGGGCGTACAGTGACAGCAACAAGATCGCTTCTTACAAAAGCGGTGCTGGCGCTGCACAACCTCGTGCTCAGACTGAGCAACCACAACAGGCACAGGCAACCCCTGCGCCGGGCTTGAACACCGCCAATGTAGATTGGAACGGTTGATGGCTAGGGCATGGGATTCATCACCCATCCTGCGCGTTCCCGTCCGCGTGCCCACAGGCGGGACTTCAATGGAAGTTATTTATGAGCAGTGCAAAAGATATTTTTATAGTCCCAAAGGACTATGTTTTTCGCCCACTTGGTTGGAGACAAAGCACCATAGTGGTCGATGGAAAAACTATTTACCTGTCATTTAACACCGTCAAGGTGGTCGAAGGCGGGACTAATAAACCCCAAAGCAAGGAATAGAAATGGAACTACATTCTGAAAAGACATTGCGCTTTGCGCGCACCGCGTTGAAAAACCACATTTCAGCACTAGCTGTTGAAAAAGGTATAAAACAATCTGCGGCTCGAGCAACGATTGCAAAATCAATTGGCGTTGATCCAAGCTCGGTTCGACAATTTTGTAACCGCGAGATCCGTAAGCCAGCCATAAAGACTATGCAAAAATATGTGGATTGGCTGGCAGCTAACCCTGAAAAGGTTGAAAAGCCATCGCTTAGCTCTGTTGATAAGTTCACCGTGACCATGAACAAAGCCCAATTCACTTTGGTGATGGACAGACTCTGGCGCGATGTAAGCGATATGAAAGACGCTCTGCATGTGGCAGAGCACGGTGATGACCATCACTCATTCGATGGTTATGCAAACTTAGTGTTGTTACAAGGCGGGTGCGAAGTTGAGTCGCTTTACCAAGCTTTCAAACGACAAACTGGCACAAGCTGGGACTTTGACGTTGCAACTCAGAAGCTGTTCATGTCTGAAGAGGGTACGTTGTGAAAGAAACCGAAACCATTTACACCGACATCCCGCTGCCAAAGGAGCGGCGTGGCAGGGTTTCCAAGTGGGAGAAGTTCAAGTCAATGGAAGTTGGTCAGTGCGTGTTCGTGAACAATCGCATCGATGCCAACGCCTTGAAAGTCTACTTGGAGAGGGTTGGGCTGACTGTGGTCACGCGCAAAGTGGATGACCAGATTGGGATCTGGAGAGTGGCGGATGAGTGAATCGCCAGACATGGTCAATCGCCCCGGACACTACACCAAAGACGGTGGCATAGAGTGTATTGATGCAATCAAAGCGTCGATGTCCTCTTCCGCCTTCAAGGGGTATCTTAAAGGTAACGTCATGAAGTACATCTGGCGTTACGAAAACAAGAACAAGTTGGAAGACTTGCAAAAAGCCAACGTCTATTTGGGTTGGCTGATCAAGGAGGAAACTCATGGATCATCATGAAGAGTTTGAATTCAATTGGCAGAGCGAAGAGCACGAGGTGGCATGTGATGCCCTAAGTTTGTTCGTGAATGCGATGAAGGACAAAAACATTTCAGAAGATGTTTTGATGGAAGTCTTGTTTGTCATCACGTTCACCTATCACCTGCACTTCACAGATCGTAGCTCCCTTCGCAGGTTAGTCGATGAAGGCATGCTTGCAGTAAATGATCCTGATATGTCAGAGGAGGAGATGATATGCCATTGAATGAAAACCAACACGCTGTAAGGGAACAAGCTGTGCTTCGCATCTTGCATCGTCACAATCTATCACCGTGGGCCAGAACGTACTGGGCACGCACTTACTGTGGACTGAAGAGGGCCAAGCATGAAGCTAAGGTACTACCAACAAGAAGCCATTGATGCTGCTTTCCATTGGTTCGATACCCAAAAAACCCATCCATTAATTGTTTTACCTACAGGCGCTGGCAAGACTGTTGTCTTCGCCTCAATGATCAAGAAGATCTTTGAAGAAAACCGTAACAGTCGTGTGCTGATTCTTGCCCACAGGCAGGAGCTAATCAGCCAGGCAGATGAAAAGCTCAAGACCGTATGGCCTTGTGCACCTAGTGGTCTGCTGGCTGCAGGGTTGAAACAGTTTGATTCGCACGAGCCTATCGTGATCGCTAGTCGGGACACCCTGGCTACACCAAAGCGGCTAGATAGTTCAGGCGAGTTTGATTACATCATCGTGGATGAAGCCCACCATGTTGGGCCAGAGAAACGGAGTCGATATCGAAAGATCTTTGATCACTTTGATTCTACTCAGCATTACGCACCAAAGGTTTTGGGTGTCACAGCAACGCCATATCGTATGGGTCAAGGATTCATTTATGGGTTGGACGATCACTTCTTTGGTGGTGTCGCTCACCGGGTAACGATCCCGGAGCTAATCAAGGCGGGGTATCTGTGCCGATTGTCTGCGTATCAAGTTGCGTCAAGCGCAGTCATTGATGCGTCCACAGCTAGAGTTAAGTTCAAGGGTGGCGACTATCGTGAGTCAGACATCGAACACCTCGCCATGGAAGATCAAACCATGCTTGCGATTGTGGCCGATTGGATTGACAAGGCGTACAGCAAGGGCCGATTGAGCAGTGTGTTCTTCTGTATCACGGTGGCTCACGCGAACAAGATGTGCATGTATCTGCGTGATGCAGGTGTAGAAGCCGCGGTTGTGACAGCAGAAACGCCCGCTGAAGAGCGCAAGAAGATCCTTGAGGACTTTGAGAACGGTGTCATCAACGCGCTGTGTAACGTCGCTGTGTTGACTGAGGGCTGGGATGCGCCACGCACGGACTGCATCGCTTTGCTCAGACCGACCAAGTCTCTGGGCCTGTATGTGCAGATCTGTGGTCGAGGCATGCGCACCTGGGGCGACAAGAAAGACTGCATGCTGCTGGACTACGGCGAGAACATGCAACGCCATGGCTGCATCGATACTGCTAGGCCAGAGAGACCACAAGAAGATGAATCGGCTGAGCCGAAGATCTGGATATGTGACCACTGCTATGCCGTCAATGACATGGATGCGCGTCATTGCGTGGAGTGTGAAGAGCCTCGGTACAGCGTGGAGCAGATGCTTCAGCGTCAGCAAGACTTGCTGGATCAGCTTGACCAGGAGCGCAAGGATCAAGAAGAGAAGGATGCAGCTGCAACACGCGAAGCGGCACAGGGTAACGTCCTGTCTGATGAGCTAGAAGAGCCAGCCGAGAAGCTTGAGAAAGTTAAGAACATTGACTTTGTGTCTGCACAGATCAAGACATCCAAGAACGGTAACGACTATCTCAACGTGATGTTCTCAACACCCGGCGAATACTGGCCACAGAGTATGCCTATCATGCTGGGTATGCGTGGTAAGGCTGGCATGGTAGCCACCAAGAAGTGGAACGCCCTGACACAGTCAGGCACACCAACGCCATACGATCTTAGTTATGCAGCGGATCTTGTGAACCAACACAAGGTCATGAGTCACATCAAACAAATAACTGTAAGGAAGGAGGGTAAGTACTGGAATGTTGTCAGCGTCCATTTTTGATCAGATCGATGAGTTCATCGCCAATAAAGAGAACCGACACCGAGGCCACCTTGGTTTCAGCGGGATCGGAGATGACGATGAATACAAACTGTGGATGGGATTCCGCTGGTGTCTGCCGTCCACGTTTGGTGGGCGCATGCTGCGTTTGTTCGACCTTGGTCAAAGAATAGAAGAGCAAATCGTAGAGAACATACGCGACAGTGGTGTGA